CATAATCCAGATCAAATGAATCTTCATCTAATGTTGTCATATTAACGGTAACCTTTACACCATCAGTTATTGAAAGTGCTTTTGCAAATCTCTTTGCAACTTCCAATGTTTCTTCTTTAGATAAGCCGTATGGTCGTCCTTTCGCTTCTCTGATTTTCTTAGATTCTTTCATGGTGTATTTCCTTTTAAAGGCTTCATTAACTGAATCCATAATGTATTTTTTACGAATCAATTTCTCAGCTTTTTCAATTTGAGCAGTATTCCAACCATATTTCTTACCAAGTTCTACTGCTACTTCATATGGATCATCAGCTACAGTGTATGTATTCATATGAGGTTTAATAGTTGCATCAGTAGGTGGTGTTGCTTCATTAACAGATTCGTCAAGTTCAATTTCTCCTTTGTGAAATTCAATTTCAGGAGAACTAAATCCTTTAAGTTTTACCATTACATAATTATCGGAAGAATCTCGTAACACAAAACCTTTCTTACCTTTAAATCTTTTAGCATCACCTTGCCGTTGAAGTTTAGTAACAATTATTTTATCTCCCTTCTTAAAAGGATTACCTTCTTTCTTTTTATTAGTTGCTTCATTAACTGATTCGCTTAAATTATTATACCATTTCATTAATTCGTCATAAGACATATCGTATGCAGGATGATCGTCAGTAGCATCAAAGGCTTTTAATTCTTTAGGCTTGTCCTTCAATAAGTTTTGTAGAGCTTTATATCTATTGTCGACAGCATTTTTTGTCTTGGTTGCATTAAATAGATTGTCTTTAGGCATTTTCCATTTTACATCCCAATCTTTTTTAGTAAAGCCTTCATTAACGGATTCGGCCATTGCTTCTATATCATATTGAATTCTTTCCAATGGCGTCTCATCATTAAACACTACATTTTTCTTAACCCAATCAATTAAGCCTGGTTCATAATTAGCATTCTGTGCCATATCATATGCATTTCTCCAACCTTCATTGGATGATACATCATCAATCCATCGGTCGTATTTCTTTTGATTCCAATTTGGCTTGTCCGCAACTACTTGCTTAGGTGCTTTCGCTTTGTAAGTATCCTTCGAAGGATCATAAACTCCTATAGGATCGCCTTTATATCCTCGCATTTGTTGTCTAAACTTCTTAAGTGCGTAATCAGCATCATCAAGAGCAGAACTATCAGAATAAGCACCATACTTCTCTCGGCCTAATTTGATTTTCATCTTTTTCTGCTTAGCCGGGTCTGTTTCAAGATGCAGATCCTGGAGCATTGCCTCTCCAGATGGTCCACCTAAAGTAAGTTCATCGAGCGGTTCATCATCTAATGCACGGCGTTTGTCTTTCAAGGCCTTCTCTTCAGCATCTAATGCTTTTTCTCTAGCTTTTTTAACATCCTTAGTTATCTCAGATAAACTAATACCGGTAGGATCAAATCCTTCCTCGGTAGTTGGTTCTTCTTCTTCTGGCTCTTCTTCTGGTACTTCTTCATCCGGCATATCATCCCCACCTTCTTCACCTTCTTCCTCAGGAGCTTCTTCATCACCTTCCGGTGCTTCCTCAGGCTCATCTGATTTGAATTGATCTGCCATTGCTGTATTATATGTTTCTAAATCAATAATATTATCAGCAACTAATAAATGATCAATATCCTGATATGAGAATGGTTCCATTTCGCCATTCGGTTCCATACCTTGTCCTATTAGAGGATTTTCTACATCATCGGCATCAGTAATAGTTAAATACCGACTATCGACATATACTTTTAGAGGAACACCTGTAACTGCATATTGAGCAATAATAGTGTTGTCAAAGAATTTTTTGTCCATTAAATTATACCCTTTGTTATAAATATAGGTTAAGTATCATTTCCAGAAGATTTGAATGCATAATATTATAACGCATAACATTATAGATATTGCCGTTTTCATGTTAACGCCTTCTCCCATGAAGTACCACGTGAAGATGCTCATTATAATCATTCCTGATGCAAATGAAAGCATTCTGCCTGGCCATAAGAGTCCATCGAAGTGTTCTACGGCATATCTAGTTGATAATAAAAATATGTATGCTACTATCGATCCACCGGCTACCGATAGCAATACTGGATGCTTTCTAGCCCATTCATTAAAGAATTGTGAATTAAGCTGTAACCATACCAACGCCTGGCCTACTATTAGTAAGGCCATACTAATTAATAACTTCATATAAATTTGAATTCTTTAAGAGCCGTTTCTAATACTTCGGCTGGGGTTCTATGGCCGTGGCTTCCGGTATATATCTTTGGCATTAACTCTTCTTCATTTATAATACTAACGGTCTTATTAGGATCAATAATATTATCAGCCTCACCAAACACAAAATACATAGGAGGCTCATGCTCCCCGGGTGGTCCCACTTCTGGTTCAAACGGTCGACTATGCAATGCTGGATTAAGCATCATAGCTGGTATATTATAACGTCTACTTATTATATACGCCAGGTACCCCCCCATACTAGATCCTATTACCAAGTCAGGTTTAAATGACTCTACGAATGTAATAACACGTTCTAACGGGTCGTTACGGTAATCAATGTATGGATTAAGTACTTCATATCCTAATGAACGTAACCATTTCACTTTATCGCAATTAGTCTTGCTTTCTAATCCATGCAAATAAGCTATCTTCATCATCTCTCTCATCTTTTACAATTAAAGATAAGGAATTTAATTCAATAAACCAAATGTAATTTACAGATTACCGACTAGAATTTTTGTAACAGGAGTGCCGCCAATCTTACGTGTATACCAACCATCGCCTGGCTTAGCGCCTTTTGGATGTGCCCCATGCCATTCAATATCTTTCTTCAAGACCTTGCGTACGGTAGCCTCATCATCTATGGTAGGTACTCCACCTCTCTTATGAAATGAATCGAAAGCCGATCCTGATAGCTCTACATAATGGCCTGGTAGCTTTAATTCTTTGGTCTTTTGTATTAATAGATTTTTAATTTTCGCATGCGTGCCGTCGTGCCCGATACCAGTATGCTTTACTCCTAATGGTGTTTTCTTACCAAAATATGTAACATCAATTTCTGGATCGCCATCTATATCAGCTACCTTCCAATAACTTAGATCTGGATCTGTGATATCATCTGGTGATTTAATTTTTAGATGGCCTCCTATAGGAGCATATGCATTCTGAATCAAATCAAAAAGAACTTGCTTGATATCCTCGAGGTCATCACGTGATGGTGCTACATACTTACCTTTCGGTAATTCTAATTCTGATAAAAGATCTTTAAGTTTAATCATTTTCTAAAAAAGTAATGTATGTCTTGATCTATATTGTAAATAAAAAACAGGCCGGATTGTTTAGGCGTCATTTCTATTCCTTTACTATCTTGTGCAATATAATGATATGTATGATTGCCTTTAATATGTTTTTGTTTAACTTTATTGGCCGGAAACCATTTATGAAATTCTTGTTTTGATAGTTCTTTACTTTGTCCTTCATCTCCCTCATCAGGGTTTCCTACGTATCTAGACATATCTGATGCATTTGGAAATAGATTACAAATTTCTTTTCCACTTTCTCCACCTACATCAACACAACTGCCGATATATCTTTCTGGTAATATGTCTTTTAATTTAATCATTCGGCCAATTCCGTTTCAATATCTAAATCTGGATACTTTTGTTTGAGCGTATCTACCGCGGCTATATTCTTTGGAGAATCATCTATAAAGAAAATACTATTATATCCTTTCTTGATATGTGCCTCAATCCATTTTGCTTTTTTCATTGGATCGGAAGAACCTACACCAACCACATAAGGACTAATACCTACTTGATTCTTAAAGAAATGACGTAATGGAAATGCTAATCCTCTAGCAGTTAATACTGTTACCTTTGTTTGTGGATTACCTAATTCTGCCTTAAGGCGCTTAACATTATCATCTATTGTTCGTGGATTCTTTAGTTTGCTATTGAAATCTCGGAAATCAAATTTATCTCCTGGCTCTTCTTCGTATACGGCATACTCGGCCGGATCTAATTTAATCTCTTCACCATTTGTTTTGGTAACATAAATATATGCTTCTGATTTGGCTAGTGTATCGTCAAAATCAAATACAGCTAATCGCTTACCTTGGAATTCATTTAACAATTCTGCTAATCTAATCATTTTGTATATGCCTTTTTGCCTTTAATAAATATTCTCGACTTATTGGTACATCTTCTTTACCTATCTCAGCATCATCCGTTGGTATATTTTCATCTACAGTATCGCCAGACATTTCCCATGGTCCCCAATGTCTTTCTCTTAACATCATTACGCATGCCTCTGTCGAAGTATACTTAATACAATCTTCTTCATTAATATTTCCAATGGCATAATATACGATCTTTTGTATCTTTAACTTTTTACCATTGGAATAATCTAATACATTATCACCATCTTCCACCCATGCATGGCCAAATCTCTTACCAGATAGCTCTCCTTGGCCGGCAGGCATTCCGTGGACTAATATATAATCTTCATTATCCATCGCTAATTTACCAGCAGCTACATAACAGTCGCCAAGCTCTTTAAATTCACACAATAAGGCTGTTAATCTAATCATTTGCCATACATCCTTTTGACAACCATGCCACCTTTCTTAAGGTCTCTTTCATAATATCCATCTTCAAGATGCTTTATGAATTTTGGTCCAACCATTTTTTCTAATCGAGGCTGGTCCATAATAACCGGAGCTCCTTTAGCGATCATAATGTCATTCATCTTTTTGGATGCTTCTAAAGTATAGCCTTCTGACTTAACCATATCAACAACTTTTTGTACTACGGCCTTTTTAGCTTCTCTGCCTCCATCTGTTGCTAATAATTTGATACGTCCTTTTCTTACCAATATAAATGCATCTGGCATTGGATCTTCGTCCACATCAATTAGCATTACTATTTCATAGCTGGATTGCAGTTCTGATGCCGAAAAGGCAGATAATTGAAGTCCTTCTGCATTATAAACTGTTTTATACATCCGAAACAGCTCTTCCATAATAGATGGGTCTATGGTAGTGAGATCTTGCTTAATCCATTCTTTCTTAGGATGGTTATCTAAATCATAATCTTCACGTAATATATCTGCTAGTTTAATCATTATTTATTTGAAAATGATCCGGAAGGTGTTTTTTAAAATAACTTAAATCATCCTTATCAAAACCCAATCTTTGTTGATTACTTGTATTTAAATATACACCTTTACCTCCACTTTCCTTGCCTGTATAAGTCCAATATCCTTTAGCAACAACTGTATCTTTATATCTTATGTTTTTATCTACTTCGAAACTTGGATATGATGCTGCTTCATTAATAAACTCTTCAATCGGCTCCGGCGGATGTTCTGCTGTTTCCTCATTATTACCTTCAAGGTCTTTTCCTTCTTCTGCCCACATCTTCGCTTCTTCCTCGGTATCATAACTACTTCGCCAGCCATACTCTGGAGATCGTGCATACCAGGTATCTGATATTGCGCCTTTCCAATAATCGCCTGGTTTCTTTCTTGTATCTAGCAATGTACCTGGTACAAATTCTTTTATTAAATCTTTTAGTTTGATCATTATATTATATCCTGTATATCCTGGCTGTCGAGTAATGTATATGTAAATGAATTACCCCAAACGTCTTCAGCTTGTTTTGCTACCCACATTAGTTTATTAAAATCTTCGTAATTGGCTATCACCTGGCAACCTGCACTCCATTTATCTATTTGAGTTGACGTACCTGTTGATGATGCTCTATGAATATTAATCCCATAAATACCTTCCTGAATATTGTCTGGTTGCATATCATAACAATTATCTTTATTATCATCACGATATACTTGTAATGGTTTCATCTGCTTTAGAGCTTCATATTTACCTTGGTGCATGCCAATTGAATAAGCACCTCGATATTGGTTTGGAACTAAAATAGCTACACCATCTGGGTTCAATAGATTCTCTGTATAGTATTTACCTGGATCTGTTGTGCAATTCCATTGGTGGTATTGTAAATCATTACCTACTTTGTATGATACCGTAAGTAGATCGTCAAATTTGTTAGTTACCTCATCAAATGTATCTGAATTTCTGATACCGACAATATTAAGATTGTAGTTACCATTCTCAAACCATTTATATCCTTTAGCCTTAACAGCTGCTTCTACTTGTTCTCGGGTAAATTCCATACAAACTCCTATTTGAAATAAATATGAAGCTAATCCTTTTTAAAGAAGTTTTTTAACTCATCTGGCGACGCATACCGTAAACCGGTTTGGCAAATGTTACAGTACCATTTTACTTCACTTCGATTTTGTTTGAGACTTGTATCGGCGTGGGTGCAATTTGACTGGATGTCTTTAAGCTCATTTTCAATAGTTTGTTTATCAGAAACAAGCTTCTTGACTCGATGTTTATCTGAATCCATTACGCAGATAAATACCGGTCTAACTCACATAAACAGTAATCCAATTGTAATTAAAGCAAGGCCTACTACTGATATCCACCAGAATATATTCAACCAATAATACCGCTTCATGTGTAGTGTTATTAACACAACCAATGCCCCTAGATCACTAGTTACTTTATTGACCTGGCTTTTTATCTGAGCTATAATAGTCCGTATCACTTTTTTTTGGTTTTTTTCTTTTAATTTTTTGTTTTGCTGGCTTTTCATCAATATAATCATCTAAATCTTGTACTCGAATTTTCATTCTGGTATCCTTACTTTAAGCTTGTCAATACGAGTTAAAAACCCTTCGATAGTATGAGATTTATTTCCTGCGTCTTTGATTGTAACATGAGGGAGCATATCCGGTCTCTTATCAACCATATTCATTAAGGCCTTTAATCCGGACCCTGCCCAGAATACACCAAACCCATTATCCTCACCTAAGGTGTTTGTATCTTTGAAACAATCTTCTGCCGATTCTCCTGGCAACATTATGTAAAATATCATTTTCTTACTATTAAGTCTCGTTCATAACTCTCAATATTAAATATCGAGATCTTAAGGTTACCTAACTCAAATTCTCCTAATTCTCCCGTATCTTGTATAATATCTGCAAGTTGCTGTATATTACCAAAGTCTGGTTCTGTGAAAGTAGTACCATCTATCTCAACTAATATATCATTATTCATTTCATTGTCATAAGGTACTATTCTTTCTGATAGATCAAATAAAGTATTCTCCTGCTCCTTTTCCACATAATCCCAAGCTCTGCCTATAGTAAAGGTTTCTTGTGTATAAATAGTATCACACCATGGCTCTAATAATTCTAGCAACTGCAGATTACCGTTTTTCAACTTGATACCTATATTATATTTAGGTGATATGATTGGTTTCATATATTGGTCATGCTTAATAGTAGTGCCCCATTTACGAATGAAGTTTCTCATATTAACAGTAGTAGTATGCAACCATTCTGGAGAATCCTTGCCTGGAGCTCCACCTGAGGCTGGATTAAATCTACTACCTCGGCTAGTCATATGATATACAAATCCTTCCCAGGTCTGAATGAACTTAACTCCATTTAATTGAAATCGATTAAAGATATCCGAATCTTCTTTTGACTGTGGTGCGAATAATTTATCATGACCACCTATCTCTTGGAAGTCTTTTTTCCAAAATGCCCAAGGTGCAAATATACCTTCTGTTTGAGGTTGCATATTTTGCTGATTAACATCATAAAACCTTTCATGGATATACTCCCTAAATCCTGTATTATGATACCAATCTAATAATTCTCTTTCTTTAAACTCTTCCGGCTCGACTCCAAAATCTTTCAACAATTTCTCAGGGCCTGGTGGATGTAGTGGTGGTTCAATTCTAGTAAGTGATACTATTGTTTTTTCTCTAGGTATAATTTCTGTTGCTCCATATAAATCTTTTTGATTAGGAATAAATGCATACATTTGTCTTTCAATAGCATCTAAAGCACCAGGACATAAATACATATCAGCATGATAAATCATACAAATATCATGCTTAGCTACTTCATCGACCAATCTATCATTTAATATAACTAATCCTTGCCTTTCTGGACCTTCGTTTCTGATTGCTTGAAACTGCGAATCCGTTTCCATTGTCTCCTGGCACCATTCCCAAGTTTCATCTGTAGATGCGTCATCTGCAACACATATCTGTACATCATGGATTCCTTGATTCCTTCTAATAGAATCATATGCCCATTTAAGATATTTGAAATTATTGCGTGACGGTATTATGAAGCTTATTTTCATTTTCTATAATATTTTTTACATACTCATTAAGATTTCTCTTTGGAGCGTATCCTAATACTTCTGTTGCTTTACTGAAATCAGCTAATGTTGTTTTTGCTTCACCCGGCCGCTTAGGAATATGTACATATTCCGTGCCATACATTTCTGCTACTTCATTAATGGAATAATTCTTACCACGTCCTAATTCAAAAAACTCTCCTTGAAGTTCTGGATGGTCTATACAAGCAACTAGAGCATCACAAATATCCAATACATGAGTGAAGTCTCTTCTCTGTTCCCCATCACCTGTTACTGTAAGTGGTTTATTAGCCGCATACTGTTCATCAAATATCTGTACTACTGTTGAATAAGCAGAATCCCCAGGTATCATATGGTCGCCGTATACATTATAAAAACGTGTTATAATGGTAGGTACCCCATATACTTCAGAATACATTTTACATAACTCTTCTCCTACCCATTTAGAGAATGTATATGGATTCTTATATACACCTCCATGCGTTGAACTAGAACCGGCGTAGATAACAGGTGTTTTATTTTCACGTGCATATTCCAATATCTTTTGAGTTCCTACCATATTAGAATCAAATGTAGGATTAGGATTGGTAAATGATGGCTGGATTCTTGCAAGTGCAGCTAGATGATATATCACATCTGGCTTGATACTTTCCATTATGGCAGTACCTGATTGTGATTCTATATTAGCATTTAAATATTCTACTCCAGGCTGCTTATTTTCTACATATCCTGTTGAATAGTTATCAATTACTACTATAGTAGCTTCTGGGGTCTTTTTTTTAAGTGTTTTGATTAGATTGGTACCTACAAAGCCGGCACCTCCTGTAACTAGTATTTTCATATCTTCTCCATTATTTTGTTAAACTGTTCTATATATTTACTTTCCGCATAATGTTCTTCATACATCAATTTTGCTATATTACTGCAATATAAATAAAAATCATCATCGTTCCTAAGCTTCCGTGCTATCTTTTTAGCTGATTCTAAATCTCCCAACTCTACGGTGCAATCCGGATGACACGTTTCCTGAGTATCCAATCCTTTATAACCAATACAAGGAATGCCTAAATAAGCACAATTCAATGCAAATGTTCCGGCAGCATGAGTCCTCATTAAGTGAACTCCATATTTTACCATACTCAATTCATCTATCCATTGCGCCCAATTCATATATGGTAAATGGTTGATATCTAATTCATCTTCTCTTTCAATCTTTCTACCCATACTCGGAGCTTTGATTTCGCAACCAAATTCTTGAGCAATTATCATCGAATCAAATCCACCATACCAGCTGGTCATGTTACCACCGATCATAACTTCATTCATATTTTTATACCGGCCGGTAGTTATATCTTTGATACTATCCTCAATCATTAAACTAGGCATTACATATGTATCCTTACCGGTTAATCCTGCATAATATCGTTGATCACGTTTGTTATGACATAATAGGAAATCGGCTTCTTGTAAAGTGTTATAATACCATATTTGAAGTTCCATTGAATAATCCTGCCATCCCCAATTCGGACCTTCTTGCATTATGGCTACCTTCTTACATATCTTTCTAACTGATGGTATAAGATTATCAATAAAGGTTAACTGCTTTGGTATGATTACAATACCTAAATCATATTGTGTATCTTCCGGCCATGGTGTGATTGCAAATGAATGATGATCTGCATTTAACGCACACCGCCAGGCCATATCCGTACGCATATTAGGATAATTGCGTGGGATTTTTTGATTGATAGTTCCTTCTGTAAAAAATGCTGTTTTCATAATTCATTTAATGTTTTAAATTCTATGCCTTGAGATTTTAGATGCCCCAAGGATACTCTCATTTGTTGATAGTTATGTTCATTCCATATATTATCATTCCAATCTCCAGCAATATGAGACTGAAACATAATTCTTCCTTCATGTGTAGATATATCGGTTTCATGAATACCATCCGCGCCGAATATCATTTTACAGTCCCATTGTAAATTACGATTATGTTCATAATGTACGGCTGAATAATTAAAATGAGGTCCTAGGCATTTAACTGCCACCGGATGTGCCAACCAGCCTGGATTTCTCCATCCTGCAGGCTTATGATTTACAGCATGCCATTCTTCTAACATCATATCTATTCTAGACATTACCTTTTCTTTTGTATCTAATTCAAAAAATTCACATTCTCCGATATCGGTTCTTTCACACATATGATAATGTCCATGAGCTGCTAATTCAAAATATTTTTTTGATTTCAGCCAATCAATCCAGTCTTTATGTTTTGATAACGGAAATTTGTTATGGTAATTTGATGGAATGAATAATGTAAACTTTGCACCAAACTCTTTATTGAGTCCATCCAAATAATTCATGCATTTATCTCCCTCGATGCCCCATCCGTGTTCTGGGTGTATATCGTCTATAGCTATTGTCACTTCCATACGTCCTCCCATGTATATGACTTATAATTTGGATTGAATAGGTTTTGATAGTTTTGTTCACACATCTGATTAGCTTTTATATACCAATCATTACTTCTTCTCTTTTCATTCATTGTCCCATCCTTACGTTCTCCTTCGATATACATTCGCTTATCCGGATGATTGCGGTTATGAACTAGTAATATATTCTTTATTATATACTGTGGTATATTGCCTAATACTTTATTTGTCATATACATAAATGCTGAATCTTCATGAACAAAGAAAACTGACTTAGGTATATTAACTCCTGCTTTAATTACTTCTGATGATATGACTAATCCACAACCGTTGAATTTGTGTTGTGGCAATACACGTAAATCTACTTCATCTATCTTTTCATTAATAGCATTCATCTCATGTTTAGACATTGTATATCTTAAACTCCACCATTGATCTGGTGTATACATATCCGGTGAATCATAAAATGGTTTGTCTGTAAAATCCGGATGTTCTAAAGGTTTCCATGAATTATCCCACATTTTACAAGTTCCAAAGAATCCTAAATACTTTGGATTATTATTTTGCAATGACATTTGATGTAGGCTATCTAATATAATAAATGTTTGCTTAGGTATCAATGCATCAGACTCGCCCCACATAAGAACATCAGAACCATTACAATAAGCTGAATTGAAATCTCTCCTGTAATCAGCAATTGTATATAAATTGGCCGAGAAATTAACATTCCAATCTTTCCGATCGGGTCTATCTGCTATATATGGCTCAAGAATGCTTGTTATTTTTTTAATGCATTCTTTTTTAGTTGCCTTTGAAATGCATTTTTCTAGATCTTCATTAAGAACAATATCAAAATCAACCTGTACTTCACCATCATATGCATCAATAGCATCTTTTAATGAATCTACATATTCTTCAATGACATCACATTCGAACCATTGGACCAAACATCCTATTGCAAATTTAGTTTTCATACAAATACTTATAAGTTTTTTCTATCCAATAAGGAACCACTTCTTCTTTTTTACCTGGAATTCCATTAAAATGCATTACATAACCCATTCTTGTATGTAACATATCGTCTCCTATAATTTCTCTTTTGACCATACCTCCCATGTTATACTTCCATGGCAATAATTTTAGATCTATGTTATGATGACGTATCATATAATTTAATGGAGTTTGATCTGTACCAGTACCGTAATTATTTTGTATGGTTTGTATAATTTGTTGATTATTAAAATAAAAATCTGTCATGGATTTGAAAAATTCTTTATGTTTTTTATTAACAATCTGAAATCCTGCATTACCATAAGTCCAAAAATCAAACCATTCATTTTTGAAAACATATTTTTTATAATGTTCCATCCCCCTCAATATCCAATCATAACTACCGGTATCATGTACCATACAATATTTATGTTCTGTCTCATTAAAGAAGTTAGGACAATTTGGATGGACGATTGTATCTGCATCCACCATTAATATCTGATCATAATCAATTTCATTAGCTTCCAACATATCAAACAAAAAATAGCGTTGCCATATAATATTCATTTGATTAATACCTACTACTGGTTCTTCCATTAACAATAATTCTGCATCATATTTGTCACAAAAATGTTTCCAAGAATTAATTGAATATTGGTATTCTTTCTTTAATTGGCCATCTTTTTTGAACGCCACCATAAAAACTATATTTTTCATACCTTTCCTTTTTTACAGATACAGCCCTCCATATCATTAAACTTAACTCCGCCGGCATGCACTAAATCTTCTGGTTTTTCTCCTATAAATTTTTCAAGTATCAATTCACCATTATCTACTTTCTCATCTATTGCCTTTCTTACCTCATTAACTCCGGAGCCGGGGTCATTAAGGCCATAATCATCAAATATAAAAATAGGATTGCTAAAATGTTTAAGTGAATTTTCAATATCCATTTTTACTTGATGGTATTGGTGTCCGGCGTCGATAAATACAACATCTGCATCTGTAGGTAAATGATCTGACCACGGTTCTTTATATAAATCCATTTTCACAAATTCTACATTTGGTCGATCACTATTACGCTGTCTTGCTTGTTCAAGATTCCAATCATCCCATTCAACAGCAATTACCTTGCCAAAAATATAACTTAACATTCTTGTTGACTGTCCTTGTGATGCACCTATCTCAATCGTTACCTTATCTTTGAATTCTTTATGACAGAACATTTCTAAAATATCACGCTTAAATTTTCTAGAAGTAGTATATTTTGCAGTATCTTTATGGTCCATCTGATCGAGTATAGTTTCATTATCGAGTTCCATATAATTATGTTTTACAAGGTTCCATGTATCTGCCATCATCTTTGATCTCTGATCTTTTGGTATTCCATTAAATACCCAATTATATCCATATTTGATAAAAAATGGTGTTTTATCATTTCCATCTTGCCAATTGTGATTAAATAATTCAGACCTCTGCATATGAGTTAACTTAAACCCTTTTGGTAAATCTAATTTCATATCGATATTATTCATTTGAAGCCAATAATTAAATGGAGTTTGTTCTGTCCCCTTCTTTACTATATTATCTTGTAGTTCACAAAATTTATCTACATTATCATAATATAATTGTTTGAATGATCCAAAAAATTCTTTATGTTGTTCATTAAAAATAATTACTCCTGAACTAACATATTTTTCTTGATCTAATTCAAAATTATCAAAAAATGATTTGTATCCTTGTATACTATCATATATCCATCTCATGTTATCTGTATCAGGCCAACCACAAAATTTATGTTCAGTTAATTCAAATACATTAGGTGCATTCCATTTTATCATACATGAACTATCTACTAAAAATATTTGATCATATTCTATACCCTTTCTTTCTAACTCATCAAATACAAATATTGCTTTTTGCCAATTAACTCTAAATCTAAACATATCTGATTCGATTGGTTCATTAAATTCTACAAAGATACAATCATTTTGTTCACACCAATATTTCCAAGTAGCTTTAGAATATTCAAAATATTCAAAATTACCGTACTTTTCTGATAAATCAGGATTTTTAACTCCTATCCAATAAACTATATTTTTCTTACTCATAATTTGTAATTATAGATTTAATCGTATCAACTAGATTTTTATCGTTCCATCTACCCATTTTGAAATGTAGAAGTTTACATTTATTTTGAAATATCATTCTACACCAATGTTCTATATCATCATGTTCACAGTTCCAAATTTCATTAACTAATGAAGTTATTTTATATTGATTTGTTGTGGCACCATCATTTTTATGAATATTCAAATCTTTAGCTGTTATTTCATGTAATGACCATTGATCATATGCTGTTCCATGATGGCCTGACCAGTCTCTACTTTGTTTATGTTCTTCTTGTTTTACTGACCATGCATCTAAAAACTTTTTTGATATTTCATTTTTCTTAAAAAATACATTGCCGGCGCTAGTTGTTCTAGTATAAATTCTTGTAAGACCAATAGTTTCTATCATATCAAATACTTCAGCTAAATCTGACACGATATAGTTGTCCATATCTAAAAAACAAAAATTATCTAATGTTCCTTCTCTATCCCAATAATCTAGCATGCAACCGACTTTCTTACCTGTATTTACAACCCATTCAGTATCTTTTTGTGATATATTTATGAATTCTATTCTACCATTACGAGTATCATCAGACCATCCATCTGTGTATATATAAATTTTTCTAGCATTAGTTGCTAACCATGATTGTATAGAAAAATTATAACAGTCTTTATAATTTTCTGAACAAAACCCTATTATATCATATTGCATTACTTATCTTTTTCATTAATAATAAAACTTTTTTAATTCTTCTAATTGCTGTTCTATTGCTTTTGTTTGAATTGAGCCCTCTAAACACTTATCTTCTCCTAATGCTTTTGAATGAATAGTTACATCATCTTTATTAAAAACTTTTTTGATAAGTATTAGTAATCCAAACTTAGTTACGTATTCAGCACTTTGTATAATACTTTCATTGAGATATTTTGGACTGTTCCAATTATTCATTAGTTCTAAACATTGTTTAGACCATTCTAATGTTGTATTTCCATTCCAAATAGCTTTTGAATATCCATATACTACTCCTTTCTGAGATAAAAACCATTCTAACAAACTAGCATTGCTATTTAGTTCTGGACCTAATATAGAAGTTTTAATAGACTTTGTTTGTCTACTTAAATTACGTATATAATCTGCCGCTATGTTTTTTGATATACCATAATCATCACTATCCATTTCACAATCTGTTCCTGGATGTACTACACGACATGGAGAATTTAAATCTAACCAAATAGGAAGTTGCCAATTGATATCAAAATTAGTTGTTCTTTGTGGGATAGCACCAATACAATTGATGATATAATCACCATCAAAATTTCTAATAAAAGTTTTATTGTCTGGCCATCGATCTGTTGTTGTAATAACATTTACATCGCTAGCGCGTAGATATTTTTTAACCATATGACCTAACATACCTTTATGTCCTAATACTAATACTTTCATATTACTCCAGAGTCTTTTAAAAATTGATCCGTTTCTTCTGATTTCATTAAACTTATATCAGAACTAAATGCCCAATTTTCATGATTAATAATATTATCTGTGATCATATAATACCGATCATATTCTTCTGTTCTAAATGATTCTGTTTCTGATATCATTGCTTCATGAAGCTTTTCGCCTGGTCGTATACCTACATACTTTAATTTAATTTTATCACTATACATTCTTCCTAATGATTTAGCAATATCCGTTATCTTTAATGCTTTAATTTTTGGAATAACAATTTTACCATGTGAATCATGATGATCATAACTCCATTCAATTAAATCAACAGCATCATCAAGAGTTAACAAAAATCTTGTCATATCTTTATGAGTGATAGGTAATTCAGTTACTCCTTTACTTAATAAATCTTTAAAGAATGGAATAACTGATCCAGTTGATTCTAAAACGTTGCCATATCTACATAAACATACTTTAATATCTGTTTGTTTATTTGCAAAATCTATATACAATCTTTCTGAAATTGCTTTACATTGACCATACACATTAATTGGTGCACATGCTTTATCTGTAGATATAAACATTAATGTTTCAATTTGATGATTACATACTGCAACACTGTCAATTAAATTTTTATGTCCTACAATATTTGTTTTAACACTTTCATACGGATTTGATTCACATATTGGAACATGTTTTAATGCAGCTGTATTAATTACAACATTTGGTTTATATTCATTCAATGCCTGTAATAATGATGCTTTATCTTTCACATCACCAATGCAATATGTAGCATTAGGATATGTTCTTTGCATTGCAACATGTTTGTGTTCATCACGTGATAATATAATAATTTTATTATCCTTATAATAACGCCGAGTCAATGTTTTTCCTAAGGCGCCGGCGCCTCCTATTATCAATATAATTTTATCTTTCATATACGTAATATAATAATTTTTTATCGTTTATCTAAATGTTCTTGTAATTTAATTATATCAATCCTCCATGGTGAATTCATTCCACCTGAGATAGATAATGCATTTGTTCCTGTAATTACATCTTTTCTGCGATTTACAAATTCTGTGCCATCAAACATAATTAAATTTGTATGGTTTAATGCATACTTAAGTCTTTCATTGGTTGGAAAAAATTCTGGACTATTAATCGATATCACATTAGTGTTTGGTTTACAAAAAAGTACATTAGATAATCCTCCACCAATTGGTCCAATTACAAATTCCGCGTTCCTAAATAGTCCTATTTTTTGTTCCATACTAAGGTCTTCACAGAATACTTCTTCAAATCCATAATCTTGTAACATTTCTACAAGAGCATCCTCATTTACACAACGTCGTTGGTTTGTATAATCTGTACCAATATTATTTGATTTTTCACGCGTCCATGTCCTTCTAGAAACATATATCTTTTTTGCTGTACTAGGAGTACCTGGCATAGAATCCATTATATGAAATACATCACTATGAGGTGGTTCTAATGACATTCTATTATGCGTTAATGATGATCCTATTATCATAGTTTCATATTCTGTTTTAGCATCTAGGAATATTAAATCATCTTTCATAATACCTAACAATTCTAATGTTTCATATACAAATGTATATAAATCAGATTCGCCATCCGGAGGACTTATTAAAATTTTTAAATCTGGTGTTTTTGTCTTTTCAATAAAATAAGAATATAAGTATGGAACTGTATCATATATCCAATGAAAATAATTTGCACAATTATATACAAAATAAAATACTGGGGTAGTTTCTATTTTATTAATATTTGTATTTTTACATTTCCATTCCATATCTGATTCATAGACTGTACCTCTACCTAATGACATAAATCTTTCTATAGTAGGAAGAAGCAATTCATCTCCTGTTTTTATGAGTGGCTGTGGATAATGAATACTATGTCCTTCTATTACACAATTTTTAAAATACCCAACCTTAATATCTCTTTCATCGGAAATACGTTTAATATCACTTACCGATTTATCCCAATATTTTATTTTCATAATTCTCCAAATCTTTAGGTGTTCCCCAACAATGATATTTATCAACACAAAATATATTGATATCATTTACAATGTTATTAAAAATACTATCAATGTAGTATTCATTTTTATCCTTACTACTATTATAAAAACCATCTAAAAAGTATTGAGCCTTTTTAAAATAAAAAGTTCCAACAATAGCATGACTATTAAACGGATCACTGAATATATCAGATTTTACATGAACTTTTTTAATTAACTTATCTCGTATTTCAAGCCAACTATATGAACTAGGATTATCTGAAAAAGCTTTATTGTTTGTTGTGGTCCAGACTATTATATCGCTATCACATTTAAAATTATTGTATTCTAATCCATAATCACAACTACTTATTAATATTTCATCATCTGGTTTTATACTAGATTTTTTTATTCCTATCTCTGCTGTACGTGCTTGTCCATCCGTAGTTTCATCTATTGTAATAATTTCTACATTAGGATACTTATTCTTTAATATAGAATCTAAACTATAATTTTCAATATGTTCGGTACGGCAAACAAACACATATTTTTTAGCTTTAGGTAAACAATCAACTGCTTTAATTATCATTGGTTCACCATCAACATTTAGTAATGGTTTTGGCAAATCAAATCCTTCTATAGCAAACCGCGAACCTTCGCCAGCCAATGTAATTAAATTAGTCATCTAACAATCCTATATAATCAGAACATACTCCATATACATTTGTTGGTTGCCAATTTTCTATATCCTTTTTTGACAACAATGGTATGATACAATTTTCATCAACGTTATTTATATCATGAGCCCAAATTAATTTATTACTTATAATAGTATATGATTCTTTTTCATGGTAAAATAATCTTAAATCTTCTTTAAGCAGATGAGTTAAAGCTTCAAAATTTTTACAATGTATCCACAACTTATCTGTGTTTGATAATAAAAAACCTATCGATGTTTTATATTGTGGTTCATCATGACCTAACCAAAGTCCATCTTTATACCATACATCTATTTCAACATCATAACCCAAATGTATAGCATTTCTTATATAATCGGGATCATTTTCCAATTTTGGAATACGACCACCTGTATTTCCTCTATGAGATATTAATTTCATAATTCTTCAATCCTTTTTGCTTTATCATCGATTAACAAATCAAAATGCGGTTTTGGATTAATACACGTACCAGTTACTAAATCATGAAACTTGCAACCCCATGCCTTTAATTGTTGCAATGTATGATCCTTATAATCTTTTTTTGTCATTGACCCGCGCGCGGTCCAGTATATAATTTTCCAACCTTGGTCATATAACTCATTAACTTTGGCTATATTATCCATATTAGGTTCTGATAGGTCATATCGTCTTTTACCAGAGTAAAAACATATAGTTTCGTCTATATCCACTAATGCTGTTTTTTGACCTTTTGAGTATTTACTTGCTTCGTGAAATTTCATTATATTCCTTCCAGTAATTATAACAACTTAATAAATCTTGGTTTGTCTTTACTTGGTCACCAGATAATATTATTTGCCATGCTTTATAGTTTTCTAATTCACTTGGCGTTCCAAATACTGTAACAAAATCAGTATCATATATACCAACCTTTAAATTATCTTGTATCAATAAATTATATACCAATGTTACATAATATTCTCCATTAGAATGCTTTATTTCTTTATCTATCGTTTCTTGAAAATATTTTTTTATGTATGAACCTTTTCGAAAATAATATGTACCTGTTGATGCATGTTCTGTCCAATGATTATCTGTATATGGCTCTTTTTCTTTAATTTCTATCATTTGATCACCATCCATTTTACAGTATGCCATATATGTAGATGCTAATCTATGTGGGTGAAATCCAGTATGAGTTAATACACATCCATCTACTTTAGTTTTATCTACCCATTGTTTAAACTTATCGTAATCCCATAAATAAGGATTATCGCAATAACATACAATAACTGGCTCATTGTCATCGATTAAATCCATATATGGAATTACCGTAAATACTGGACCGCGGTTATGTTCTGGAACTGAAACTACTTTTGATTTTTTATGCAATCTATGTAATCTATCATGCATATCTGTTTCTCTTAAATGACGTTCATTGCAAATAAAAATAATTTCATCATCTTTATCAAACATATCTACTATCTTACTAATGATATAATCACCATCAACCCATATAAATGGTTTAGGATTTTTATATCCTTTATCAACAAACCGCTGTCCTAATCCAGCCATTGGTATTATAATTTTCATTTACTTTTCCTTAATTGTTCAAATTCTAATTTTTCAATTTCATTTAACTTATCAATTGATAACGTATTTAAATCATATTGTAACTTAATACTATTATAATAAGTTTTCATTTTTACATACCATGGATCATTTGAATCACGAAATATATATTCATCAGGAGTTAAAAACCCTTTTGTCATTTGCGTTGATTTTTGTAATTTAAATGATTTTGCAATTTTAATAACTTCATCATGTAAATTTAATACCTTATCATAATCATTGCTATTGATAATAATCCCATGATTTTGTAAAAAGTATATATCATATGTATGAGAGTTAGATCGTATAAATTCGAAAAGTGCTAGACCAGGTTTTAGTACTGGAACTATACAATAATCGTATTTATTATATAATAAATCAATAGTTGTTTCAAAAGTTTTACTACAGAGTATAGGCATTAATATATCTGGATGTGTATGTAATACGTATTTTTTTAAAATACTATGCATTCCTGATTCCATTGATGGAACTCCTTTATTTTGTACGGATGCATTTAATATATTAAAATATTTTCGTTCATCCAAATCTTTTATAAAAGAAATATAATCTAAAAAATATTCATTATCTAAATTACACCAGCCAGTAAAATAATCTACATTAGATAAACATGTACCACTACTCTTAATAAACATATGTGATTTAAATTTTACACTAACATTGCCAGCTGGTCCTTGTACTATATCACTAGAGCTCACAGAATTTGATAACAAAACTAAGCTTGATATGTGATCAAAATATTCTAATAACTGATCTAAAATATTATCAAATAAATACTTTGACGATTTTTTATCTACAATTAATTTTACTTGTCCATTAATTTTACTAAATTTTAAAATTAAATCAGCATACTCACGTTGATTCTCTATAAAATGTGAATCAGATTTACGACGATTTATAGATTCTATAACTTGATTTTCTGTCTTCCCGCGTTGTGTAGTATCACGTGCTATTTTCCATAATTTAGTTAATTCATCATCAGTATCTACATAAATTTTAAAATCAGATATATATTTCATTTTATCACTATAAAATGCATGCAATCCTTCGTTAATGATAAATGGCTTAGGTGTTATCAATTTAGGAGCGTCAAACTCGCCAGTATCATGATTGTATACAGATCTATATATAGATTTATTATCCTTCAATTGAGAAATATGAAAATCTCCCAATTCAATGTTATTTGCATCTGGATGAAAATGAGTGATAGTATTCCAAGCGATATGATTTCGTACATACTTATGCAGATCATCAGTGCTAAATAAAACCGATCTATCAGTACCTATACAATAACGTATTAAGTTAGCTATTGTAGTTTTACCAACACCTGATTTTCCTGATATACTAATTACAACTGGTTTCATATAATAATCTATTTACCGCTTTTATGATTATAGACGCCTAATCTAAAATCTTGTCTTTCAATCTGAATATTATTATTATTTAATGATTTAAATATATATTGTTCAATTTTATCATATCCTATTTTTTCTCCAGTATCAGCATATGCATCCATTGCATTTAGACCTGCAATTGCAAATTGATCACATACAACCATATTATATTCATTTGGTGCCCATCCATGATCACGATAGCTTTTAAAATTATTATTTTCATCTCCACGTACATATCCCCAACGAGATGGAACAATTATTTTATTAGTATCTAATGTAGTTGGTAGATTTATTTTCTGTGTAAAGAATAACTCTCCTCTAACTTTTAAAACATATGCATATTCAATATTATTATTTTTTGCATACTCTTTACGAGCATTATTGCAATTTAAAATTTTTCTATACATATTTTTATACCTAATTGCACCGTCGCATTGAGGACCTTTAGTATTCATTTCTGCCGTAGTCTGTTCTGTTGCTAAATATTTAACATCAGCTACTTCTTTTAACATACTAAAGTCGTAAACATTAGACATATCAATATCATATCCATTATTGCGACGCGTATCTATAGGCAATGTTCCAGATTCTATATATGTTTCAACAAAAAAATGAAAATCAAAGTTATTATGGTCTAATAAATTATTCCAACTTTTAAATACATCATTAAGTGTTCTCATATAACCGGCTAATTGTACAGCTATTAATGGTTTTGTCATATTAAATTCCTTTTTGATGGTCCATGATAATATTCTGGGATATTTCTTGTACTAAATTGTCTAGATTTGTTTAATGAAAATTTATCAATCATTGAGTTATATTTATCTAATAATGAATCATTTAAATTATTATTTACCAATGGTAATAATTTTCCACCATGGGTAATATGTATATATTGGAAAAAAGGTAAACAACCAAAATGACCACAATTAATATATGAATCATGATACAAACAAAATATTCTATATTTTTGACAATACTCCATTACTGAAATAGATTCAATAGTTCTATAATTTAAAGTTTTAAATTTATTCATGATGTCCATAAATGCGGAAATTTTCCAAATAGATGGATTCACGTTATATATGTATTGATTTATATTTTCTTCTTTTACTAAAGAAAACACTGAACCGTCTTTGGATATTTCAATTGTTTCAGTATTTGGATTATGTATTATATTTTTATACTGTAAAGTTATTCTATCTAAATTATTTTGTTTCATATTATCTAATAAATGTTCAATAAGAGTATCATCTCTTTTAACCAAAATATCAATATCATGAATAAACAATGCATAATCTAAATCTAATTTTGTTATTTCTAATAACCTACTAGCATATGGCATTGAATCATCATAAAATATTACCTGTTTATATTTTGAATATAATTCAGTTAATTCTTGATCAGAATTATTTATCAATAAAATCTTATTGTCATATGATTCCAAATAATGTGTTTGTGTAAGCAATACATCTAAAAATTCTGTATGTGAATATACGATATATGTTAACATATTATTTCTTATTATATCTATACGTTGCTATAACATAATATCTAGGATCAATAACTTCTTTAGAAACTAACTCAAAATTTAAATTATATTTTTCTGTTATTTCTTTATGTGCTCGAGCTTCGGCTACCGAATATTCATCATGTTTAGTTGCATCATTCATTAAATATGCACCCCAATCATCATAAACTATTAAAGAACCATCGCAGAGTAAATCGTTTTGAATAACATATTCTAGTACATCTATAGTAGCTGAGTATATGTCACAATCCATATGTAACAATCCTATTTTTTTATTTCCAAATCTAGGTGTAAGTGAATCATTTAATGTATCACAAAACCAACCTTCTACTAAATTTAAATTTGGTATAGCTGTTATATTTGGGTGTATCGTTCCTCCGCATCCAAATTTACCAGTAGGCCATGGTGAATTTTTATCTAACTTTTCTTCTGGTAGTCCGTTAAAAGAATCAAACCCCCAAAATTCAGCATCAATACCATGTTCCATATAAGATCCGTGATAATCTACTAAAGAATGCCCCTGCATTACTCCAAATTCTAAAAAAAGTTTATTCTGTAAAAAATCTTTATTTGTCGATATTAGATTATATCTTAATTTCTCTTTTATTTGCGCATTTATATCCATTGTTTCCTTATTTATCTAAATCTTTAGCAATTGCCCAAGACCGTCTTGTTTCTACTTGATGATGTACATGGCATGTTCCTACCAAAATACATTTTGCTCCTTGTTCTGCCCAACACATTACATTTCCTTCATTGCCGCCCCATTTACCATCTCCACCATTATGATGTTGATTGATTATAAACAAATCACCATTTGGTTGTTTCCATTTATGATAAAATTCTTTTGTAAATGCATATAAATGGCCACCTAAATGTTTTCTAAATTCATGTCCTACAATTTGTGTTATTTTACCTGTAGGACCTGATGATAATTGTATATCATTTGTTATACCAGATGCTAAAGGACCGTATATAGAATTATCACTTTCTTTATCGTTTTCAATATGTTGAATAAGATTATTTATCGTATCATTAAATACAATATCATCGCCAGTTAATATAACTATATCACATCCATTATCAATAGCTTGTTTAACTCCTAAACTCCATGCACCTGTTATACCTTTTTCAAATTGATTTTCTATGTACGTATAATGCATATTATCTGTTGATATATCAACAATTTCTGAAAAAGATGTTCTTGGTTGAGATTCGTTATCAATAACAAATGTTTCAAAATCATAATCACATGAATTGTAAAAACTTATTACACTTGGTTGAGTAACCTCTTTTCCTGCAGGTCTTATATCATCTGATTGATGAAATGCAAATGTATATCCTATCTTTGTATTTTTTTCATAAATTTTATGCACATTATCAAGTCTATGATGATATCCTCTAGTCTTTCGACCTACATAAGGATCGAATGCACTGCTTGCGTCCATAAAACTATTTTTTTTATTATATTGCCAAAGATCGTGTATAAATACATTAGATGCCATTCCACTAGCGAATAAAAACAATTTATGTTCATTTGGTTTAATTTTTGATTTAATTTGGTCTAGAATTTCATCATATTTTAACCAAACGTTATTAAATGGTATTTCGATAAATTCATTTACAAATGGTAATACAGCTAACGATTCATTACCTACAAATACAACATGCACTTTTTCAAGTATATCAAATATTTCTTTCATACCACGCTCAATACTTAAGTCATGCCAAATATCTGAATTTACCCATTTTTGAGGCCATGCTGTATTATTTGTTCCGTGTTGGTGTCCCATATAATATGATTGAGGTTTTGATGCTATTTCTACTAATCTTTCTCCTAATTCTTTATAATATTTATTTCCATCACAATTGGCATCCCAAGTACGATCTTGCCTAGCACATAGCCATTCTCCATCACCCCATCTTGAAAATGCAAATGGCACCATGTTTAATATATTATCATTCAATTCTTTTAAGAATAATTCATCTAGTTGTTTCATAATTAATTACTTACCATTTTTAAATACAATTTTTTTCCATCTTTACAAACTACAAATGCATTTGGGTATGGATCCTGTAGAGATCGTATTTTATTATATAATTCTTCTGCAGTAAATTCTTCAAAATCTTTTACATTTATTACACTTTATTTATTATTCATATATTCAATTACTTCATTAATTGATTCTTCTAGCGATATTTTATGTTCAAATCCTAATATATCTTTTGCTTTACTAGTATCAGGTATTCTTTTTTGTACATCATATTGATAAGGGTTATCAGATATATATTCAAATGATAAATCCGGATTCAATTTTTTCCAAATAATTTCTGCTAGTTCTAATACCGATGTTGCAACATTTGTAGAAATATTGAAATCTGTATTTACTGCCTTTTCACTTTCCATACACATTCTAATACCCCTTGCTAAATCTTTTCCATTGGTATAACATCTAACTTGATTACCTTCGCCTAATATATGTAACGGATTTTGTCCTTTAAGAATTTTATTAATTAAATCTGGCAATACATGTGACATCATTAATTTTATGTTACCACTTGTAACTTCATGTTCATGAATTGAATCTTCTTCGCCAATGCCAACACAATTAAATGGGCGAATAATTGTATATGGTAACCCATACTGTTCATGAGCTCCTTTAGCAAAATACTCAACTGCTAATTTTTGAAAACCATATGTAGACGCGGGAGGTGCACATTTTTTTGTTTCTATTTCTGGTGTTGGATATACATCCGTTTCTTCAAATACCATTGAACTTGACAATACACATATACGTTCTAAATAACCAGATTTATATCCTTTAATTGCCGAATCAAATGTTTGAGCTATAATTCGTTCATTTGCAGCTAGCAAATCATATGCAAACTTATGAAAATAACTAATACCTCCGATCATTGCAGCGCCGGCAATAATCATATTTGGTTTTTCAGTTTGAACTACTTGATCAAATTTATTATCTAAAACATCTAATTCATAAAATATAAAATTTTTATGAACATCATGTGGTCTTGATAATTTTCCATATTTTGAATAATTATCAATTCCAATAACTTTATATCCATTGTTTAATAATTCGTTACATATATAACTTCCAATAAATCCTTGACTGCCTGTTACTAATATTTTTTTCATTTTCGCATTCCATTAAATACTGTTGTTTCGTATTTTTTATTTTCTGATAAAATTATATCAAAAAAATCTATATTTAAATTTAATTGTTTTACTAATGATGCAATTGCAGAAGTATCTTTTGGTAAACACATACCACCAAAGCCTCTCAAGTTTTCATTACAGTCTAAATACTTATCTAAAATATTTTCTCTATTAATAATAGCATCTTTTATATTACTATAATTAACATCTGACGCTTTGCATACTTCATAGAAACTATTTGCAAATGTTATCAATACTGCATTGTAAATGTTATTAAAATATTTACAAAATTCAGCTTCTGTTTCTGAAACTTGAATTATCTTTTTTGGATATTTTCCATGAGATTTTTTAATTAATTCAAATACCATTTTATTATCTGTACCTATAACCAATAAGTCATGATTTTCACAAAAATCTGGGATCGCACATCTTTCCCTTAAAAATTCTGGAACAAAGCAAATATTTGAATTTTTAAATTTTTCTTTGATATTTTTTGTCGTACCTGGAACTACTGTCGATTTAATTGCAATTACACCTTGATAATTATTATGATATAATTCTTCAATAACTTCTTCAACTATAGAAACATCACATTTACCATTATTCCCAATTGGCGTTGGCACGCAGATGTAACATATTTCAGTATCTAATACATTTTTTAAATTTGTATTATATTTTATATCATGAAATTTAACTATATGTCCTAATGCTTCAAATCCAAATTTAATAGCACTTCCAACGACTCCTATACCTATTATTCCTATTTTCATTTTTTCAATTCCTTTATTTGTCGCCTGACTGTATCAAAACTATACAATTCATTTACTTTATTAAATGCATGTTGCATTATTTCAACTCTTTTGTTTTGATTAGAAATAATATTTTCAATAACATTTTCTAATTGAGATAAATTATTTGTCGCTAATTCAGGAAATAAATACTTATGACTATTATTTAATCCACCTACATTAATAACTCCAGCTGCTGCGACCTGTATAGCCTGAGATCCTGGAAACCATTCTATAGGATCTAAATTAAAGTGAAAGGTAGATTGTGACCATATGTTATATAAATCTCCTAACACTGGAACATATTGATCTCCTTTATAATAACATGGTATATTAAATTTATTACTAATATGTTTTGTAAATTCTAATGTATTAGCACGTCTACCATGTGTAGGAGTAGTATACATAAATATACTATCACGTTTTTCAGTTTTATAATAATTTTTATAAATATAATCAACATCAACTGCAAAAGGTATATAAGATACTTTTCTTTTACAGTCATTAATTAAATGAGTTAAAGGTGATTTTTTTAATTCTGGAAATGGTTGAACTACTGCATCACATTGATTTAAAAATTTTATACGATTTTTATGTTTTTCACTTTGAAATGCCGGAGAGTATCCTGCTGATCCTACATTTCCTAAAAATATTTCTTTTATCATTCCAATGATAAAGGCATTTGGATATTTTTTTCTTAGTTTATCAACAGTATAAGTATTAAAATCTTTTTCTATTGCAACTATAATAGTTTCTAAATCATAGTCAGGTAAATGATCACCCCATTCCTTCCAATTTAAAAAACATCCATCAAAAATAAATGGATATGACCACATCCCAATCATAGATTTCATAGAAAGTGAATTATGATTAACAGTTAATTCATTATTTTTATATGAATAAGATTGTTTATCTTTTATGTAATAAGATTCAACACCACAATTATCAACTATAAATGCAAACTTCATTAAGTAGATACTCCATCTAGATTTTCAAATAATTTATATACATGTAACGCAATGTTTTCTGGCTTATATAATTCAGAAAACTTTTTTCTTGCATTTTCTATAATATAACGATAATTATTGTAATTTCCCAATATCATTTCAATTTTATTTTGAAGATCGGAAAAATCGTGTTTACATGCGATATATGTTTCATTATCTATAAATGGGTCTAAACACGTATCTATATAACTCATATCTGGCTTAATAAGTATTGCACCAAACATTGCCGCTTCTAGATCTCTTGGTGCCATTTCGCCATATCCAAATGGAGCAAAAATTATTTTAGAATTAATTAATTTTTTATAATATTCTTCTGAAGAAACACGTTTTCCTTGAACAAGTTTAGCAATATTATAATTTGATTTATTTAGTATATCAATACTTGGTTTTCTAAATTTATCATAATAATCGCTTTGTATTAAGCCATGTTCATGACTTAATGTCAATGATGGATATTGAAACATTGCCGATACATCATATTCTTTTACATAAGAATAATCATACCACTGGACATTTATTCCTGCCCAATGAGTTGTTAACCAATTAGTCCCTGATAAGACAATACGATTTGAATATTGATCAAAGTCGTCTAATTTATAATCTCCGGGGCCCCAATAATATCTTCCTAATTGCCATCCTTGTTTGTATAATGATCGATCTTTTAACAGACTGTTTTTAAGTAATAGTAATGCATCTGATTCTTTGAAAACTTCATATGCTCCTATTAACGATGTAGAATCTTGTCCATCAAGTAGCATATAATCACCGGTGATTTTTGATAGAAATTCTAACCCAGTATCTACCGATTCTTGTAATGATACTTTTTTGTTTAGAAAACTAGCCTGCGCGATCCAAGCATAATCATATGAATCTCCTTGAGTGAATTCAATTCCTACATCTCGAAGTACATTCTGAGCCCATAAATAAGGACGGAAAGCACATTCATTACGATGTTTATCTAACTCATATAATTTTATTTTAATCATATAGTTTCGTAAAATTCATTTTGCATTTCTTGTCTACCAATATCTTTAATATGCCATAATGCAAATGAACCATCTACTGGTAATTTAGATATAGTCTTGTAACCAGTCAATCTTTCGTGAACTTTCCTTTCCCAAACAATCTCAGGTTTATTCTTATACAAACGTAACTGAGAATCATTAGGCCAATTAACCCAACCATCTTCATTAACGGTCCATCCCCATTTAGCAATGTGCTGTTCCGTAAGGCCGTCGACGATATTAACGCGGGGTACCCATATAGCATCAACATTATCATTTGTTTCTAATATTCCTGGTAAGTTAAGGATTAATGCCTCCGCTGGCATTTCATCAGCGTCTATTTGAAATATCCAATCACCTGTACAGCATTTGTTTAAGAAGTTCTTATGTGCTGCAAAATCATTGTTTAATGGATGGTACGATACTCGTATATCAATATAAGCATCATATACCCCTGCAAAGTCCTCTACATAATTTTCAACTTCTTCGCTTCCATTCTCATCATCAACCATAATAACTAGTTGGTCTGTAAGTCGCATATTATGCTGTAAGAAATCCAGAAGCCTTTTTATTTCCTCTAATTCATTGCAAACTGGTATTGCGTATGATATTGTCACGCTAGAATTCCTTTGCTTAAGATTAATGGCGAGCCATCTTTATGCTTGTTTATCAGAAAGCAAGTACCGGTTTCACTTTCTTCAATAATTAATTTCTTATCCTTAAATGATTTGTAGTTAGCATAAACGTATTCTGTTACCTGCTCTATAATATTATCTGCTAATTTTTCTTTTGTCATAACTTATTTTATTTTTTAGCTTGTGGCTTTTTTCTTGAACCCCTACGAGTTTTAGATTTTTTTGCTAGATCATATGGTTTTGAAACTTTAGTTTTACTAGCTTCGCATTTTGCTAAACCAGATGTAAGTTTACCAATCTTTTCTTCATGCTCAATATAATTTCGAGTTATCCTATCATGTATGCGCTGATAATCTACATTGCATTCTGAGTTACGATCACGAATATCTCGAGCTAATTTAATATTTGCATATACAGCTAATACTAGTGCTGTTAATGCCATTATGTTTGCTATAATCATTTTTTCTCCTTATATTTGAATTTAAATTCTAATTGTTTATATGTACTTGTTGATACATATTCTTTTTCTTCTTCAATAAGCTTATTATAATAAATTCTTATCAAATTTCCTAATTCTTTATCATCGGCAACCGTTTCTATCAATTGCCGGATCTCATCATTCATTGACAGCCTCCTCTTCCTGATATGTCTTTGTAATTACTCCATAGAAAGCATCTAATGCCGATTCAAACTCAGGTTGCTTGAATTGTTTAGCATTTTCAATATCAACCCGGTTGGTATAATATTGATTCTTGACTCCTGGTACTGGGTAATTTAATCTTTCTTCACCTTCAATTGCAATTACTTCTGCAACTTCCCAACACCATTCGGCAATATCTTGACCTTTTGGATATAGCATTACCGTAGGAGTTACCATTGTAGATGGATACCAGGTTAGTCCTGATTTATCATCTTCAAATTTAAGCTCCCGCATTAATTCCGTTACATGCTCTTCATAATGCTTAATTATATCGGAACCAGTCTTCCAACTATCTTTGGTAGTATATCCTGATTCCATGCATAATCGAGATTCTTCATTGGTCTTTTCATCAGACTCGATTATCACACATTTATTGCCTGTTATTGGCGATGTATCATCATAATCTATTTTCATGTTTCAGATTTTTTTAAGTTTTGGTAATTTAAGTTTAGGAGCTTCACTAGCACCTACCTTTTTAAGCTTTGGTAGCCGAAGTGCAACTGGCTCTGGTATGGTAGCTGCGCTAGCTTCAATCATTTCAACTAATTTATCTGCCATGGCATCCATATTGAAATTTTCATTGATATGTTTACCTTGCTTTTTAGCTCCTGGCTTGTATCGGTCATAATTGCTAAATACATCATGCATTGCTTTTGCAGCTTGTGAATAATCTACTGTAAACCATTTGCCTTCCTTAAGGATATGATTATCTACGGCAGATGCATGTACATCTGTTAATTTACCTGGTAATAGCAATGCACAATCTGGCTTAAGGAAATCCACATGCCCTGACCAGCTGGTAGTGATAATAGGCTTTTCACAAGTACCAAATTCTGCTAATGGTCTTCCATACCCTTCACCTTTGGTAAGCGATACCATTGCTTTTACTTTAGGATGATTATATAATGAATTAATTTCATCTTCAGTCATATCACCATGCAATAAATATACATTTGGAGCTTTATTACCATATGGCGCAAGTACACTGGATATCTTATTCATAATATCATCTCGATCCATTATACTAAAAGTTGCACCGCTAGTTTTAAGTATTAATGCAGGCTTTTTTGTTCCTGAGGTATGTTTGAATGCTTCTGCAAATGTCTTTATAAGCATTCCGATATCTTTTCGGTCCTGCCCAATATCTCCCCTGAGCCAATGGCCAAGGAACAAAAAGCAAAACTTTTCTTTAACATCTTTCATTTCAGTGATAATAGATTTTTCAATATCATTTGTTCTATGAAAGATGTCAAGATCTACACCTTCAAATAACACCTCGACTGGTTTTTCTAATCGTAATTCACCAATCTTCTGCTTTGTCTTATCATCATACTTATCAAACACACAATCTTTAAATACTTTTTTAGAATGCTCTGATACTGTAATAATCTTATCCATTCGGTTGCAACCTTCGATCCACTGCGGAGCACAAACCGTAGTTTCAATTCCAGCTGTAATGCCAATATTATATTTTCCATGCGGCTGAAACTCGTTTGGAACTGATACCTGAATATGTATATCAGGCTGCCTGGTAATATTAGTATTTGCAATTCTGCTAATAATATCTTGATCTGCTTCCGGATCTAATGCTGTCATTGGACAAGCGCCCCATGGCATTGATACTATTTGAATTTCATATTTATCAGAATCAATTAATGATCTCACAATATCTCTTGTATGATTACCATATCCCGATCGTGTGCTAACGGGACCTTGTACTACAATAAACTTTTTCATAGTACTCCCATTTTTTCATTAATCTTTTGCGGCCTTACCCGATACATTGAAATCTTTTTTCTAGGCGTCCACTTTTCTAAGCATTCATTAATACATTCAATAAATCTAAATGACATTCTTCTCGCCGACATATTAGATTCATCTCCTAATACCCATTCTCTCCCATCTGCTCCCATTTGTTCTCTATCATCCGGTGCAATATCATACCAATACTTGATAGCCTTTGCAGCATCATTGAAATCAGCTCGGTCATCAAATATAAAAGGTGTTACAGGAGAACCTGCTAAAGATCGATTGCTAGGAAATACTGGTTTTGACCATCTTCCATGGAATGTATATGTCCCGGCATGGTTAGTTGGAAAATCAGTTGAGAATTCAATCCATTTACCATCATCATCCGTAAATCTACATCCATCTTGCAATCCACCTGTTACATTATTAATGATAGGAGTACCTGCATGTAATGATTCGCACCAGGAAATACCAAATCCTTCATTGGATGCCATATTGATAGTTACATCTGCGATATTGTACATGAAGTTCATCATTTTAGTATCTACAGGCTTATCACTAAAGATAACTTTATATTTAGGGCAAACAGCTGTTTTAACTGCATATAAATCCGTACCATTTTGATCGATAGGCTGGGTATGCATAAGTAATGCACATCGCTCTGCTTTTTCTTTAGGCAACGTCTCACAGAAATTATTAAATGCCAATACTACATCTCCTGGATGCTTTCTATGTATATTACGGTTATTCCAGAATACTACAAAATCAATATCATTAGTCTTTTGAAATTCTTCCTTGAATTTAATAAATTCATCATAGCCATCCGTTAATGGTGTAATCGGAAAGAATTTCTTTTCATTAACTCCATGCGGTACCCATTGTACTGCCCAATCAGGCTTTGGAAATTTCTGTAATACATTTTTTACGATATTCTGCGTTTGCCGTGATATATTCATTAGCAAATCACATGACTCATAGAACGGCTCGTTCCAAGTTGGATAAGGCAAATCATCCCATATGTTGTAATACATTAATGGCATGGTCTGACGAATTTCATGTTCTATCTGATATAACCATTGCCAGAATCTAGGATCTGTAAAATGTAATATAGCATCTGGCTTTTCTGTGTTAATGATCTGCTTTAATATATTAGCATCTCCATATCCATCTACAGGATATATTTTAACAATTGCATCTTCGACTCCTGTTTCTTTTCGGGCATCTTCTGATATATCAAATACTTTACCAGCATCTGGATGCTTGATTGCTGCTCCTAATTGTACCCAATCATATTCTTGGCAAGTACCTAGCACAAATTCACGTGCCATAGTTGCAATGCCAGAATGCATCCGCAAATCATCAGCTAATAAAAGTATTTTCTTTTTCTTTGGCTTGTTAGGATCTATCTTCCTTAGCCGAGGTAACTTAATTGAACTCATATAACTCCTTAAACTATTTAATATAAATATACATTAGGGACAGTTAATCATCTTTTTTCTTGGAGAAAATATAGGTATCAATTGGCCAAAATACTAATGCTCCTATAAATTGAAATCCGATAACTGTTGCCCAATGTGGCCATTGCAAAACATCTGTAAATAAATAAAGGCAAGGAGTTGTAATAAAGAACCCTGCTTGCCATTTTGCCATATACTTACCAAATGTCTTTGTGAAATAACTTTTTATTGTTTTCATGATATAATTACTACTGGTTTATCTAATTTTTTTACACTTTTTATTGCACTTTCTGTCCCATTGGCAACTGACCTTGCCGGTACCAATGCTATCATTTTATCACACGCTTTTGCAATTAACATATTCCTATGATGAAACTGTGATACGTGATATGGCTTTCCATAATAAGAATCTGGCATTACTGAATATAGATTGCGTGGTGTATGTGCTGGATTGTATTCTTGATACTTTAATCCAAATTCAATTGCATATTTTTTTACATGGTGGTCGGCACCATCCTTAGCTCCACCACTAATGATTATTAATTCATCGCCTACTTTACGCTTAAGAGATGTTAGTATATCTTTTATCTTGCGAGTATTATTATATTCTCTCGATCCGATTATTGCTACTTTCATTCTAATATTCTTTTAGCCTTCGGACATAAATCTTCATTATTAGCAAATTCACAATAGCGACAGTTTTTGCGTCCTTTACCTCCAACCGCCGGATATTCCTTATCTAATTTATATGAACCATCTTTATTGAAAGAGGATTCAATGAATTGAAATAAATCTCTATTCAATTTATTACGAGTCGGCTTGCCACTTGCAGGCCGGAATTGCTGCACTCTCTTCTGCGGAAACATAGCTCCTTCAATCAATTGACGCTTCACTATAAAGTATTCAATATGAATCTTTTCTGGATTAACATCAAATTGCTTAGCATAGAACTCTTTATATAATACCAATTGCTGAGCTTTAAGCTTATCAGCCTTTTGATATTTATTCCATCCCATTGTACTAGTCTTGATATCTATTATAACAATTTCATCCGTAACAGTATTGCGTAATACTATATCTAGAAAGCCAATCATCATAATATGAGAATGTTCTTCTGATACCGGATGGCATATTGGAACTTCAATTCCTACCAACTCCCAATTCTTATTAGTGAAGTATGCAGACCGCTTACGCTTTACCCAATCCAATATTTCAATCCCATGGGTATAAAATTCACCCATCTGGCCTTTAGTTGTAAAATGTTCTACACCATTATCCAATGACTTCTTATATTCAGCTTTCATGTTATCAGATAACATAGTATGCAATGGTAATGCATCGGCAGCCTTAATAGATTCCGTATACATAACTGTAAGATATGTCTGGAATGTTTCGTGAAATGACGATCCGAAGAGGGTGTGTATACTTTGCTGGAAAGTCCTCAATCCATGCGCATATCCTAATTCCCATTGTTTAGGACATTTAGCATACATTGCATATTGAGAATAAGATATCTTCCGATCCTCTTTCTTAGGCTCTCTCAGTGAGAATTTAATAAGAGGACTAATATAATTAGATTCTTTCATACTATAATATAAGAAAAATTATTGTAAGCTACAAATTATTTCTTCCATAATCCACGTTCTACCAACTGAGCTATGATACCGTAATTTGTAATATCTTGATAGGTATCTACTAATGATTCGTTGTTTGCTTCGCGCTTACTTACAAGCAAATTCTTCCATCGGTTAACTTTATCATTTAATCTAAAGAACAATCCAGATAATGCAAATTTCTTTTCATCGTCTGTTTCAAGATTAGTACCTTGAGAAATATTCCCCATTCCATAGTCGAGATGTTTTTTGCAAAATAACTCAAATTGCTCATCCATAACTTGTATATAACCATTATATATAGTTGGATATTCTTTCATCATGATTTCTCGTGATAAAGTTTCTATGGATTGAGGTTTTACATCGCTATTCTTTGTCATTTTGGTTTTTTCAATAATCTTTTAATATTAGCATCGTCGTTACCATACCGCTTTAATTCAGATACCAATTCTTCCTTTGGTAGCAATTCTAAATAATCAGATGCTTCTTGTTTATTCACCCAAAAGCGGTCGCATATGAACTTCACCAGCTCCGGTTGATACTTATTACCTTTCTTACCTTTAATATACTTAGAAAAAGTCTTTACCTTAGGTAGCAGTTCATAATACAATTGATATACCTGCTTCTTATCTAACAAGCCAATAGTATATTGCTGTAACATATCAACCAACTCAATATAATCAGGATTCATTGATAGAAATCTATTTATTAGATATGGAGCAAATGACTTTTGGTCTAGTTCAGATAATTCACTCCATGGAACTTTCTTATGAGTTAAATTAGCAAGATGGTCAAAGATAGTTAATGCTTTCTTAGCCATTCAGATCTGAATCCTTAGGTAAAAACTCTGAATTGATATGTCCACAATCGTCACAACGAAATAGCGGAAGTGGAACAATCTGTTCTTTACCAGTAGGTGAAATTATCGCTGACAGCCTTTTGAACATTTGAACTGAGCGAAAGATCTTTCCTCCACATTCTTCACAACAAATATCTTTAAGATCGCTTGCACTAATCTTTAATCGAGTAGGATCCTGTTGTCCTATATTTAAATCGATTTCTTTTCCCATAACTTATTACTTTATTTCTGTTAACAATTTTACCATCATCGCCATAACATGCAATTCTTTATCAACTGCAAACGAATCCTGATATTGAGCTTCTGCAAGTATTAATATACAACTTGCTACATGGCCTTTAGCATAATTATCTATCTCATCAAAAAGAAAGCGATATAATGCCGTAAAATCTCTTACTTTACTATCATTAATTAATTGACGGATCTGCTTGAAGCATTCTTTCTTGTCAGATTCATTATTTATTATATCAAGCAGTTTCGTCATATAATTTGCTTGAACAATACTATGCTCATCCAACTTCAATACGTTATCTACCGTATGACTCTGACACGTATTAAGTATTCTACGGATATCCGGATAACCATTGTTGACAACAGTGACAATATCATTGTTATCAAATGTAACTTCTCTTTCTTGTAAGATAGCTACCATTCGTTTAGCTACATCTGCTTTGGATGGCGGCTCTATACCAAACACCTGACAGCGAGATTGAATAGGATCAATAATCTTTTCAACATAATTACAAGTCAATATAAATCTTGTAGTCTTTGAAAACGTCTCCATTAGGTTACGAAGAGCGGCTTGAGCATTGGCCGTTAAGTAATCTGCCTCATCGAGTATACAGATCTTCCATCTACGGAATCCAATGGTACTAGCAAAATTCTTTATCTTCTCTCTTACCGTTTCTACGTTATTCTCATCAGATGCATTGAGATACATTACATCAGCATCAACATTATTAGCAATAATTTTAGCTAGCGTAGTTTTACCAGTACCAGCTCCTCCACAAAACAATAAATGTGGTACATCACCTGATTCTAAATATACTCTAACTTTACCTACAATATGCTCATTGCCAACATACCCATCATCTAGATCTTTAGGTCTATACGATTCTACCCATAGGCTATTTTCTACATTTCCAAACATTTGTTATTAGTTACCTGATGAACCAAATCCTCCATCGCCTCTTTCTGAATCAGATAACTCTGATACTTCTTCGAGTTCAATTTGTGGATATGGCATAATAATTAATTGTCCTATTCTCTCTCCTTCCTGATATTTACGTATCATTGGATAGTTCATATCCTTTGGAAATCGATATCTAAATTTAATTTCACCGCGATAGCCGGAGTCTATAACTCCTACACAATTTGTTAATGCCAAATCTGTCTTGCTAACAGAACTTCTTGGAAACATTAATCCTACATGACCTTCTGGTACCTCTATTGCGATTCCAGTAAAGTATTCAATGTAATTGTAGTTTGCATTAAACTCCATGGCTACTGCAGTGAAATCTAGTCCAGCATCCCCATCTTTAGCGTATTCTGGTATAACTGCTTTGGGATGTAACTTTTTAATCGCTACTTTCATGATGGCTGTAGCTGGACTAGATAATATGTACTTGCAAATCCATCACCTTTAAAAGTAACTCTTGCCAATCCTGCTGAAGATACTTCTAAGCTACCTTCCGTTGCATCTTTATTAGCTGTTAAGATTTCTTTGAATAGATTTGCATTGAAACAAACATTAGCTATATCCGCATCAACAGTAGCATCGACATTAAATGTAATTCTACTTGTTTTCATGCTAGAATAATTGATAATGAGCTCAGCTTTATTATTAGATGTATTAACAGCAAAATTAGTTGATTCTGGTAATGCATTCTTCGATTTGATAAATCTATCAGCAAACCCCTTGTCAAGTTTAATCTTAACAGTAAAATCAGGCAACTGCTTCATTTTAGGTACTTGCCTAATAACAGCTAAGTCTGCTAGCATAAAGGTAGCATCTGAATTACTATCCGATACCTGCAGGCTATACGCAGTTTCTTCTGCTTTTTTGATATCAACATTGATATCATTTTCTAATGCAGATAGTATCTTTACAAGTTGAGATGTTGCATAAACTCCTAACTCGCCATTCGGTAGATCAAAATCTTCTGCAGACACAGTACCTACAACATTCTGGTCATCTGTAATAAAGTCGCAAGACATTGTTTTATCTGCTACAACTAGTTTAGTACTATTAGCATTGCCAGCCAAATAATACTTATCAATAAACGAAATTAACTTTTTCTTTTCCATAACTATAATATATAAAATTTTTACTAAATATCAAAAAACTTACTGAAAGTTTCATTATTTGCCATTGTTAATGTTTGGCCACCATATTTGTTATACAATCCTACATGTTTTTCATATACCATATATGGATCATCTGATTCGAACATTTCTTCCATGCTCTTTAATACTAGATAAAAATCACGTGGTAATACCTTTTCTAGTAACTCGTCATGTGCATTTACCAATTCTTTAATCTGCTTAACTGTTTCAGTATATACAAACAAATTATTCATTGTCATTTTATTATATACATTCGCATCATATTTAGCAACTTCATCAAAAGTAAATCCTTCATATACCGGATGACCTAATGGATTAGGCACTGCCGTTCCTGGTATATATGGAAGGTTTTCTCCTTTTGGAAAGTATAAATCAGTAAAGGTCATTTTACTCAATTGAGCCGAATGAAGTGAAGTTCCATACACTGGATATAATCCTGGTGATGAAGAATCTGTCGATATTTGGATTCTACCTCCATAATGCTTATTCATCATCTTTTGGAAATATGCTAATAAGAAGAAATCAGATATTTTGGAGATTCCTAATACGTGTATGAACTTGTTTTGCTTTTTTTCAAATTCTCTATGCTTAAGTAATGGAGCTAATCCACTCATAAACATTGATACTCTTTTCTGAGCACCACCAATACACCAACCGTTGAAATCAAAGTCTCTGACTCGGTTATACCAAGTTTCATATTCTGCAATACTATTACCTTGTATTACATTTAAGAATTGAGTTTTACCTGATTGGTTCTCTGCGAAATATTTAAAATTCTCATATGAGATATCTAAACATTCTCTAAACTTACCTTCATACTTAATACGCGGCGGTATATCCAGGTTAACGGCAATATCCGAATTGGCCTCCAGCCAATGGAATATCTTCTCTTTGATCTCTGGCGACCATTTAATAGCCCCTGTAACCAATTGGAATCCTCCGGAATCACCTATAACCTGGACGTCATCACCACAACCATACTTCTGCCTGGCTTCCATATCTTTATAATGGTGACCGGCAGTAATTAGGAAGTATGGATGTCTCCATCGCTCTGGAAATGACTTGTCGTAGAATCTAGCAGTTAAGCCAGGCTTAACCTCTTTATTCTTTTTCAGAGCATCTGCACTACCACCTGCTGATAATGAGGGGTAGTATATTAATTCTTTACTCATACATTTATTCCTTTTCTTGTTAGTAGATGCTTGCATAATTCTTTTTCATGCCAAACATTTAATTCATAATCAATTCCGCTTGAAACGATCATTGCCTCGGCCAATATACCAACATCACATGCTTCTGCAATACCATGCTCCGGTCTCTTTGTTTTAATAGCATTATTCAATACTTTTAAAGCACTATCAACTTTAAATGGAGTATATCTTCTACTAGCCTCAACCGTTTCTTTAAATGATCTAAAATCAGGATATACTAAATCAGTATCAAATACATCACCTTCAACTGCTGTAAATGCTACATAATCTTGTAATGCAGTATTGAATTGTATTTCTGAAGTCCTAAGTTTGTCATAATATTCCTGCTTGGTAATTCCTTCATAGATTTTAAACCTTGGCTCGGCCTTTGCTAACTCTCGCAACGCTTCCACGGTACCTGGCATCATACTTCTAATTTCTTTACCTGAGGTAGTTATATGCCATTCCCATTTTGGATTTGCATCTAGGAATTGCTCCGCCACTTCCATCATAAAGAATGGATTCTTTTCTTTATCAAATCTTGAAGTATAAACTACTACATTATCCTTAAAGGTCTTTTGAATATTGCCAGCGGTATTCCGAACTGATTCTGAATGAACTGGTAATCCTAATACATGAATAGGTGCAGTAAACCCTGCTTCTCTCAATTGGTCTCTATGAATTGTACTTGCTACAAATATGCCAGCTAGATATTTATCAAATCCTAACTCGTAATAACGCATCCATTCTCTCATTGGAAACGTGAAATCATATTCGTCAACCGATTGAGCCCAGCACCTTGTATAAACCTTTACATTTTTATATCCATACAAGTCCCAAGCATAAAATAATGCTTCAACTCCAGGATGCCACATATCTTGAATATATACAACATCGCCATCTTGGAAATCATCAGACCGGATAGCTTCAAGTAATCGTGTTACTTGGCTCATTGCAAATACTCCACGACCTACTGCATCTAATACAGCACCGACTTTAATTTCCTGATCAGGATCATAATCGCCAGGCACAGATATAAAATCTACATCATCCTTAAATTGATTAAATGCCGCTGGCATCCAATCTTCTGTCAATTGACCTGTATACCTTGCTTTAAGAGGTTCAAGGCCTAAATACCATACTTTTTTCTTTTTTGTCATATTATTGCTCGTTCCTATCATACTTATAATCATCAGGCGTAATTCGCTGCATACAACCTTTCATAGATTGAATAGAAGCATACTTACCAGTATCAATTGAAATAGTATCTGTACTCTTAAGAAGATCGATTGGATACCTATCCTCTATTCTATAGATTATATGCACTCGATTAAATACGCCTAATGGAATATTTTTAATTGTACCTTTATCTGCCTCGATAGTTACTACTTGATTAGTTTCTAATATTTCTAATATATCATCCCAAGCATCATTCGGCTCTGGTGGCAGATATGGTTGATTGCAGTTTCTCACATATTCAATAGTAAAATAGATATGTGGATACTCTTTATAATTTTCTGGAATATGCTTTCTTACAAATACCGTATCGATATCTGCAAACCGGCCTTCGCATTCACGGCCATACCAATGAGATTTACCTTTCATCTTTTAATTGCTTGATTTGTAAATAATATATGAAATTAATTTCAATTATCCAAAAGAAAAGAATTGATTTAATGCTGCATTATTAGGAATCGTACCCCAATT